AGGCTACAATGTCTCCTGTTGCTGTTTGTGCAGCAGGGAAATGAGCAGAGAATTCTACTTCTTTGCTACTTGAATTAACGAATTTACAACCTCTGAAAATACCAAGGATTTTTTCATCACCAGCAGCATCTGCTACGTCGATGAATCCTCCTGTTAGCATTTTAACAGGGTCGCCTGAAAATATCCCTTGGGTTGAACCAGATTCAATATTGTATTCGTGGACGCCATTATTTTGACCACCACTTCCCAATGATCCTACTAGCTTAAACCCAAAAGGTGCATCTTTATTTGCCATTTTTCATTACCTCTTAAAATTTACTTTCGTTTACCGCCACCAAATGTAACTTTTGAAGTTCTCCTTGGTGACATTATTGGAGAACGCGCATCAGATTCTTTCATGAGGTCGTTGTCTACGGCTTCTTGAGCTGACTCAGTTCTGCCTTGATAGTATGCGTTACGTTCGTTTCTTGTTTCCTCTGGAATCTTAGCTAATAGTAAACCACCTACACTTACCACGCCTGCGTGTTTACCGTCTTGAATTGATGGTAAATCAAAGCCTTCTACCTCTTCTGCTCGAACGAGTTCAAAACCCTCTCGCAGTCTAGACATGACATTTTTTTTATCATCTTCATTCAAAACCTCGGCTCTAATCCAGCGATAAACATATCCTGGCGGATTAGGTGGGGTTTCTAACATACTTGGGGGTGCCCAAGGTTTGCGTGCAGCACTTGCTTCACGAGTATCAGCAGAGCGAGAAACTCTGTTATCTTCTTTAATAAATCTTCCTTTATTATCTCTGTCCATTTTTACCTCTTTACATATTTTGCGTACTCATTTAATGGTACGTTTAACTTTTTTGCCATCTGTACTTCAGAAGGTGAAAGTTTGATTTGTCTTTTCTTGCCTGTTCCTACATCTGCTCTATTTGCTGACGCTACTTTTTGCGACGGTTTTTTTGCATTTTCAAACTTATGTGGAAACTCAGCAACCATTCTTTTGTCTACCTCATTATAGTATTCATCTGTAGTAGGATCAAACCCTTCACCATCTACTAAATTTTTATGAATATTAAAGGCAGCTAATGTCATAGTTTCATCTGTACCAAACCAAGTGTTTTTTTCTGCCCAAGCCTGAGCTTTAGGATCTGGTTCTGGTGCAGGTGTATTCTGAAAGCTTTGAGAAAAATTTTGATTCTGAATAAGTTGTTGGTTATTTAGTTCAGGCAAATTATCTTGATTCTCAAGCTGAGATCTGCTGGTTTGTATTTTACTTTCTTCTACAGCGATTTTAGATAAAATATCTTGTGCTTTTGCAACTTTATCAAAGTCTTGTTCTTGATGTGCTGATTTTAAGGCAGCGGTTGCTTGAGCTCTTTGGGACTTCAATCTATTCTCTGCTTCAGATAAGTAAGATCTGTCTAATGAGGTGCTTCTTTCTAGTAATTTTTTGTTTTGGTCTTGCAACTGCATCGCAAAATTGTAAGCACTTTCTTTAGCTCTTTCTTCTTCACGTAACTTTCTAGTTAAATTAGCAATACGCTTTTTAACTCTTTCAGAGTAATCCTCTAGCTCCTCTTCGCCCTTAACCTCTTGTTCAGGCTCTTCAGAAACTTCTGGCTGCTCTGCTTCTTCTTGAGGCTCTGTATCAGAAGCTTGTTCTTCTTCTAGCTCTACTACTTCGCCCTCTTCTACGACTTCTTCTTTTTTTACTTCTTCAGTCATTTTTACTCCTATACTGCAACGATATCAGTAGGATCATGTATTGTTGCAATCACTTCGTCATCATTTATGATTCTGCACTCAGCGTCATCACCTAATTTAAACCTAGCGCCTGCGTACCGACCTATCAATACCCATTGTTTTTCTTCACACCAATTTTTACCTCCAAACTTTTGGTCTTTGTAACATAATGGTCCTTTTTTGACCACGTATGCACATACCGTAGCTAGAGATTCTCTATCAACATGACTTTGTGTAAGAATTATGCCACCTTTGGAAATACCTTTGCCTTGAAATGGTAGGATTAAAATCCGCCATCCAGTAGGTTGTGGCATACGTTCTATAATTGATTTATCTAATAAAGTTGGATCTAATACTCTTGATTCTTCAGGAATATAAGCTTTATCTATTTGCTCCCCTGTTTCTTTGTTTTGTTCTTCTACCTGTTTAGCAACGTGGTCAGGTACTATCACCTTGTTCTTCGTCGTCATCTTCTATTACTCTTCCTAGCAGCTCTTTTAGTTCAATCTCAACATCCACGAGCGAGCTGTATTTACCTCGCAGATATTCGTATTGGTTAATGTCTTTTACACCAGCCAATATAGTGTCTTTAACATCCTCTTTTCTTTCTTGAAGATGTTTTTTTAATTTATCTACTAACCAAATCGTTGACATTAATAAATGCCAGAGAATTTAGTACCGTACTCAGCGATACCGACTCCCTTTGATTTGCCCTTGCCCATACCAGGTTTAGGGTTGACGTTAGCAACAAAACTTTCTTTTTTACTGTAAGAAAGATTACCCTTGTTTGAGTAACCTTGCTTATTGTTTAATACTTTTTGTTCCTTTTCCATTTTCGTATTATTGCACTATTTATTGTATTTGTTAATTAAATCTTGAATTTTTAATTGTTTCTGTATTTCCATTCTTTGTTTTGTAGTGTCATCTTTCATTTTTGCAATCTGCTCTCTTGACTCTATTTGCTCTCTGTCTATCTGATCGTTTCGCAAAGCTTCTTCAGATCTTCTTTGCTGATCAAGAGCAAATTGTTGTTGCTCTTGTTGTAGCTCTGCTCCACGTAAAGCAAGCTCTTGTTTTCTTATTGACACTAAAGGATCTTCATCCTCTGGAGAACCAACCCTAGATGTATAATCGTTTACCAGTTCAGCTAAAATTGGCGAAGAAAATTGTGCCAACAAATTTTGTGCCTCTGCTTGTAGCCCCATAGCTTGTTGAGGGTCTGCCTGCTGTAGTTGTTGGTTTATAGAATCGTATTGCGCTTTTAACTCAGGTGGCATTTGCTGTAATGCTAAAATGTCAGCTTTCATTTGCAAGTGCTCCATTACATGTGAATGTATAGTGGCTTGAACTTGGGCATTAGATTGTACAGGTGGAGTGTTCAAAAGACCCATATGAGCTGCTATATGTGCATCGTGATTTTGTTGTGGAAAAGCTTTAGCTGGCTGTCCCATAATTAAAGTGTTATTTTCACTTCCTGCCTCTATAGGTTGTGGCTCTGTCGGAGGTGGTGGTATTAAAATTTGATCAATATTATCTACCCCTATTGCAGCGTACATTCTTCTATAACTTTCGTATATACCATCAGGGCCGTGTATAGTTGGATTAGATTGCACAAGATTCATCATCTCTTGCGCCATAGCTATTCTTTGTGCCGTACTAAAAATATCAGGATTAGAAACTGGAATGATATCTACCTTATCGTCAAAATCTTGTGTTTTTATTTGTAGATTACCTTGTGCAGTCATGTATGGATATTCTTGTGGTAAATAATCTTTAAAAACAGAAGCTAAAATTTTAAATTCTTTTCTTTGTGCGTTGTGTAATCTTTTGTGTATAGCAGAGAGAACTTTTGTAGATCTTTCTAGTAAAGCCATAGTAGTTCCAACTGGTGCTTGTGGGTTGCCTTGTCCTGTATTGATTTCAGCAATAGAAGCAAAAGTTTTACCAGAATCTACTAAAATATTTAAAAGGTTTAACAATGTGCCACTAGGTTCTTTGAAAGGCAACGGCTGTATTGATTCTCTAAGAGAACCACCAGGGGCGTCTACATCTCTGAATTCTCCAGGCTGTATAGGGGTATCTTCATCCCTAATTCTAATACCTCTTGTCTTAAACCCAGCAGGCAGGTTTGCAAGGGTACCTGCATCAATTAATTGCCTCATAATAGACGTAGACGCCTTTGATAGACCACCTATCATATGAGTTAATCCAAAACCATAAAATCCTAAACCGGGTAAAAATTTAAAATGAACAAAATATTCTATTTTTTTACGTAGCGGATCGTTTTCTTGATAGTTTCTTCTGATTGATAAGACTTCATTACTATTAGAATCTATAGTGATTATATAAGGAAGTTTTACGCCTGTTGGCTCCCCATCTAATGAGGCGTCTTCAAACCCAGGTAAATCTAAACTTGTATGCACTTCATACAAAACAACAACTTCATCGCCGTCGTACCCTTTACGCATGCCTGTAAGTTTTTCTATTTCATCATCTACTTGACCATATTGATCTTGATCGTCGCCTGTTTGTATTGGTACCTCTCTGTAAAAACCTAAAGCTTGAAGTTTTTTTACTTCATTTTCAGACATCTTGACGACATTAGTAATTCTAGAAGCACTTTCAATATCTGTTGTGTAGTATGGAACTATCAAATCCTCTGGTGCCACGAACTTAGATACTGCCCTACCTAATGAATCGTCATAATAAATTTTTTTGAAAGCAGAGCCAGCTAGAGGTAGATAAAATAAAAGTTGATCTAATTCTTGATCGTACTCTTCCATCTTATGAACTATTTGGTAGTTCATAAATTCTTTCACTCTTTGAGCTTGCATTTCTACATTAGAATCGTAGTCGCCTAAAACTTGTGTTTTGACCGGCCCCCCTGCAGGTAAAAGTTCTTTGTATGCTTGGGCTTGAAAGCTAGTAACGGCCTCTCCTAATAAAGGATGAATAACACCAGAGGCACCCTCAAAAGGCTCAGACCTATCTTCATCAAACCTCATACCTAAAAATTTTAATCCGTCTGTATAGGTTTTTTCCCAGTCTTTTCTAGAAGCTTTGTCACTCTCTATACCTGCTACGATATCAGAAGAGATTTTTTGTAAATCATCTTCTTCTATAACTTCTGCTAAATTACCATCAAAGCCAACATCCTCTGGTATAACTAAATCTTCTTCTGGAACTGCACTTCCATCCTCTAGTATTTCAAACCCTTGTTCGCCATCTGGTGTTTTAAGGTCTACTATTTCTTGGATTTCCTTTTCTTCGATTGTTGTGGGTTGATCTGCTGTAGATATTACTGGTGATTGTTTTTCTATTGCCATTTTAATGTATCGTTTTGTTGTATTGTTCTGCTATATTAGCTAATGGAAACATCTCGCCAACTAACTTTAAATTTAAATTTTTAGCTTGCATGTTAGCCTCTTCTAATGATGCAGCCATAATTAAAGGCCCATCAAATACCTCTCCATCTAGCTCATACTCTGTCATGTAAAATTGTAACATTTTAATAATATAACCTTTTTACTGGTGCTTTGACATCATCTATATAATCATCATCTAAGGAAACTAAACCACCTTCTCTGAATCTTATTAAAGCTTGCGTCATTGTATCACATAAATCATCGTGAGCGCCAAAGGGGAAGCTGGCACACTCTTCTATCATTTCATCAGCAAACTGTCGTTCTGGTGCCCATACCAGCCCAGATTCAAACATAGGTGCTACTGAGTGCATACGAGCGTGTTTGTCATGTCCTCTAGTAGGCGAGTAATTGACAACTGGTATGCCAAGTCTTCTAAGTTCATGTGTGAGTGGTGTGCCTGACGCTTTGGCTTCTATCAAAACCATATCTGGCTCCCAGTATTTATATTCTTCATAAGCTAGTTTTTTTAACTCTGGAAAATCTAATCTACCTTTTTGACAATCTAATAAAATTATAGAATCGGGTGAATCTTCTGATGGTCTAAAAACACCCCAAGTTGAAATAGCACTATAGTCAGCAGTAGTTTTTTTACTAAAAGCGGTATCGTAAGATTGAATAATATATTGTAC